TTCTGACCCTTCTAATGGAAAATCACATACACCAACAATATAACCATCACCACATTCTTCAACATCAACTATCTGGTGGAATTCACCAAAACCCGGGCGCATATGGAAATTGGTTACTTCCACGACTTCACCATCTTTAAAAAACCTACTATCACCAACTTTCTTCATCATTCTGCTTGTGTTCTTACTCATACTTAACTCCTCACCTTATAAATCTCTGTTTCCCAATCACCATCATCATTGATAGTAATATCCCATACATATCCATCATACTCAATCACCTGTTTATCATGATAATGAACATCATGATAATGAACATCATGATAATGAACATCATGATAATGACCATTTGAAAGTAAATCGGATAAATCAACTTCTGCAACCAATTTGGCTTTCTCTTCAATTCCTATTCTAACCAAACTCATAGACAACCTCCCTATCACTAAACTTGTATGCTCTCTTACCAATTGAATCATCTCCTTCATCAGTTTTATACAAACTAACGATAAATGCCTCAGAATTGTATTTACTCTCACCAACAATCATTCTTACCTCTCTTCCATTATCAAGTTTTTTCCTAAAAATCAACACAGGACCAGTAGGATTTTTACCTTCAGTACAAGTACCATTCATAATCAAACTTTTTATAGTACAACCAATCTTTATGTTACATTCTTCTGCTCTCTCTTCAGCATGATTACTAAGTGTAAAATAACCACTTTTAAGATTTGATTTAATACTTGCAACGTTCATACACACTCCTCTCTCTAATCTAGGTACATTATACTACATGAAAATGGCCTTCCAAGAACAAAAAGGTAACTTTTTTATTTTTTTTACACTTTTTTAATAAAAAAATCAATAACAAATTACTGTGGTAATATAACTAATTACCCCGGTAATATAACAAATTACTGTGGTAATATAACAAATTACTGTGGTAATATAACTATTAGCATTTATAAATGAAAGATAAATAATATGGATGAACTTCAAGAGGCGGCTATTAGAGTTGTCTCCAGTAAACAGAATAGAAGAACAGATAAAGAACTGTCCCTCTATATCCAAGAAACCTATGATATCAAGGATAAGAGAGAGATTGCCTTCTTCCTGGAATTTATCAAATCAGGGAAAGCATATAAATCTTATCAATCAGTATATGGTGAGCATATCTCAAAAGGTTCTGCAGCAGTGTCAGCAAATAGACTGTTAAAGAAGGCTAAATTCAAGATATCAGATTTCTTAGATCACTCAGGACATTCTATTGCAGAGACAATGGAAGTGTTGGATAAACTAAAAGAAACAGAGCCAAAAGAATATATGAAATATATAGTTAAAATGAGAGGCCTTGATCAACATAAAGTTGAGCATTCGGGTTCTATACAAATGCCTATAATAAACATTGTTGGTGATTAATTGGATTTCTATATAAACACGAGACTAAAGAATGCGTATCTTGAAAACAAAAGATATACAGTTGCATATGGTGGTCGTGGAAGTGGAAAAAGTATGCAACTGGCTGCTTTTTGTATTATACATGCTGTTGAAAATGCAGACAGTAGAATACTTTGTATAAGAGGGAATCAAAATCGTATTTCAGAATCATCCCTCCAGACATTAAAAGATGTTGTTTCAATGATGGAATTAGATGACTTTTTTTACATGACAGAGAATACTTTGAAATGTAAGAATGGTTCTGATTTCATACTATATGGAGCGAAAAATTATCATTCATTTAAATCACTCCAGGGAGTAAATCTTGTTTGGATAGATGAAGCAATTGAATTGACCGAAGCGGCGTGGGATACTTTAATTCCAACTATAAGAGCAGATGGTTCAAGATTTTTAATTTCCTTCAATCCGGAGTATGAAGAAGATTGGGTTTGGGATAATTTCGTAAAGAAAAAACATCCGAATGCGGCTGTTGTTCAAATGAATCATTCAGACAATCCATTCTTTCCTGATGAGTTAAAGGCAGAGATGTCCTTGGATAAATCCAGAGACAAAGGAAAGTATGAACATATATGGTTGGGTAAATTAAAAAAGGATTTAGAAGGAGCACTTTGGAACAAGAGTATGTTTCAGATAAAACCCCTTCACAGCATTGATGACTTAAACAGTATTTATATTGCAGTTGATCCATCAGGAACAAATAATGCAAACAGTGATACTTGTGGAATTATAGTTGTTGGTGAACATCAAGATAAATCACTTTGGATATTGGATGATGCGACAGGAATTATGTCTCCAAACACTTGGGCTAGGAAATCTATTGATTTGTATAATAAATGGGAAGCAAATGGTATTATTGCAGAAACAAATTACGGTGGTGATATGGTTAAGACTATAATAAATAATATAGATGGAAAGATACCTGTACAAGGTGTCACTGCAAGACGAAGTAAATTGAAGAGAGCAGAACCAGTTGCTTATTTATATGAGACGGGAAAAGTATTTCATACAAGAAAGTTTGTGGATTTAGAATATGAGTTGTGCAATTATACAGGTGACAAGAAAGAGAAATCACCTGGTCGATTGGATGCCCTGGTTTGGGGATTGAGTAAGTATTTAGTTAGAAGAAATAATCCAAATGGAATGCGTGCAGTAAATCCAAGATTATTAAACAGACCAACTGTCTTGAGACAGAAGAGAGTGTTTAGTCTGTAGGAGAAATTATGGTAGATATAAACTTAATATTAGAATATTACATGGAAACATACGGAAGTAATCAAGAATATATGTTGAATTATTTTAATGATGATCAGAATGTAGTTCCGATTTATCAAAGAGAAAGTGCATCCCCATTAAAAGAAAGCACTCACACTAATGTGCACATAAATTACTTTGAAGACATTATATCGAGAAAGGTTGGTTATGCAGGACAGGATATAGAATTTGTTGATTCATCTGATACTTATCAGGAAGAACTTGATAAAATGTTGTTGGAAACAAATGCAATTGTAGGTAATTCAGAAACAATGGCGTTGACTTCAATTCAAGGCATTTCACACAGATTATGTTATACAGAAGATGGTGTATTCAAGACAAAAAATCTTGAAGGACAATCTGTTGTATATGAGTGGGACAACGACATATTCAATCCTGAGAGAGCATATTACTTTTATAGAGAAACTGGCATGGATGGTTCATACATAGACAAATGTAATGTTTATGACAAGAAGATGGTGACATATTGGTTTAAGGATGAAGCAAAAAAGAATGCGACAAATAATCAAACACAGGAAGGAAAATATATTCCTTATGGCGAAGAGCAACCCCACAATTTCAATCAAGTGCCGATAATCCCATTTATGAATAATTCAGGATGGAAATCTGATTGTTGGGATACAACCAAGTTGATGGATGTATATGATGAAGTAATCTCTGATACTGCTGGTGAATTAAAGGCAGCACGACTTGCTTACTTAAAAATCTGGGGTGACTTACATACTGGTGATGATCGATATGGGAATGAAATACCTATACCAAATTACTTACAACAGTTTGGAACAATGATTTTTGGCACAGATGATTTAGGTAATCAAATGGGTGATGCTCAATTCCTGGAAAAGAAGTTGGATGATACAGCAATTCAGAATATGCTCAAAGATTTAAGATCCCATATATATGAGTTATCAGGTTCTATAGATTTAAAGCAATTGACTGATGCATCATCAGCAAGAGTATTCACAATCAAAGCAGCATTGTTGAGATTAGAGAATACAAGTAAAGTAACAGAGAATTATATGAAACAAGGTTTTAGAAAGCAAATGAAATTATGGGCATATTGGATGAGTGAGTTTAGTAATCTTGCAATCAATGTCGATGATATAGAAATAAAGTTTAACAGATCATTTATCACAGATGATAAAGAGAAGAGTGAAGTGCTTGCATTATTATTAAATACAATGTCGAAGGTTGATGCTTATACAGAGGCCGGATATAAAAATCCTGCTGCCTTAGCAGAGAGATTTGAAGAAGAGATTGGTAATTTAGACTATGCAGAAGTGAAATTAGATGTGGTGGAAGATGTCGAAGAGTAAAGGAGTAAGCAGACTATTCTTATCAATCACTGCTGTCTTTACTGAAGCATACACAGAGGCAGCACAAGAATTAGGTATTCTTACTATGATGTTTAAGAATGACATCAGGAAGAGATTGAATAAGAAAGCTAAAGAAATGCTTGGACCGATTATAGATAATTATTTTAAGGATGGTATTGCCGCAACAAATAAGATTATGCCTGCGAATATAAGTAGGTTGATTGATCAGACTAAAATACCATTTAAATATAATCGAGCGCTGTTGGAAACGTTTAATACCAGATATTCTGCATTCACTGGTTATTACTCAAATCAAACAAAGCAACTATTTAAGTTGAGAGAAATTGATGCGTTGAAGAGAGTAATTTTAACAGGTAAGTATTCAAATTGGACGGATCAAGAGTTTATAACATCAATTAGAAAAGTAGTGAATGTAACGCATAATCGGGCTTTGGTTATTGCGAGACAAGAAACTGCAAGATTAAACACTGCAGCAACTCAGATTTATTATAATAAGAAAAAAGTTAGAGATGAGTATGAGTTAGTATGGGTATGTCATCCTGATGCTCGACCAACTCATATGTCTTACAATGGACAGATTGCAGATGAGGATGGAGTATTTAATGGAGACTTAGGACATGTGCAAGGTGGACCTTTAGGATTTGGTTGTAGATGTAGAATAGTTTTACGTAAAAAAAGTAAAGATACAAGTAAGGAAATATAGATTTATAATCTGCACTGGTGATTAAACCTGTGTCGATAAGGAGAAATATATGAACATTGAAGAAGTAAAAAGCTTTATTGAGGAAAATAAAGACAGTAAAGAAGTGATGGAGTTATTTAATTCCAACATGCCATCGTTAGAGCAAACTATGGAGAAACCAGAGTTTCAAAAGGCTATGAAATCTTTTGCTGACAAAGAAGCAAGACGTCAAGTGGAAGCATATAAAGAAAACACATTTGATAAATCAGTCGAAGAGGCAGTTGCTAAAAGGATTGAAGCAAATAATCATAAGGAACCTTGGGAAATCAAAATAGCTCAGATGGAACAAAATCAGATAAGATTAGAAAATCAATTGAAGGAAAAAGACAGAAACGAACTTATTGGTATCAATAAGACAAATGCTATCAAGACCCTTACTGAAAAAAATCTGCCGATTGATTTGGTGGATTTCTTAGTATCAGATGATGGGGAAAAGACCACGAGTAATATTGAAATGATGAGTGGCGTTTTTGAAACTTATGGACAAAATTTAAAACAAGGCATGTTAAAGAATAATAATGTCAATGTACCAGGTAACAAAGCAACTTCTATAAGTTCAGATGTTATGCCTGGTGATGACGCCTCCCAGGAAAATTGGGAGAAGTACTATAAGAAAAAAGGTACTAATAACATATAATAGGAGATTAAAAGATGGCAATCACAAATTCACAAACAACCAAATGGGCAGCAGCTGCAAAAGTTATTGCTCAGGAAAATAGTATAGTGGCTAATATTACTTCTGGTGCATATCAGATAGATAGTGTTGGTGCAGATACAATTACAGTTATTGGAGTAACAACTCCAACAATATCAGATTATGTTCCGGGTTCAACAACTCTAACATATGAAGCAATCACAGACAATAAAGTTGATATTGCTATAGACAATTACAAGGAGTTTTCCTTTGCAGTTGATGAAGCACAGGTTGCTCAATCAACACCGGATTATGTTCCTGCTGCCGTTATCCAGGCATCGAAAGCACTTGCACTTACTGCAGATGCTCACGTTCTTGGTTTATACACACAGGCAGATGCTGCAAACATAGTTGCTGCTGTCAATTCAGAAATTGATATTGTAGAAGCAAATGTACAGAGAACAGTTTCTTTAATGGCAAGAACTTTAAGAGATCAGCATGTTGCAAGAGGCGATATGTGGCTTACAGTTCCACCTTGGTTTATGGATAAATTATCACAGGCTGTTGGTCAAAGATTAACTGACAATGCAGAATTACTTTCTTTCGGTATGGTGTATAACTATGCTGGCTTAAAGATTGTAGAAACAACTGAATGTCCAAGTGGTCTTGGAACAGGAACCGATGAAAGTATCATCATGGCTTTCTCTTCAAGAGCAATCCCTTTTGTATCACAAATAAATAAAGTTGAATCACTTATGAATCCAGACGCTTTCGGCGAATTGGTTCGTGGTCTTTATGTTTTTGGTGCAGATACAATTTTCCCTAAAGAACTCGCATACGCA